TAGTATCAAAAGCTTGTTCTACTTTAGCTGCAGCATTATTAGTCATACCTGAGAAGTCTAAAAGTTCTGCACCTAATGAAACAAAACCTTCTGGTACTTTAATAATACCTGAAGCTATACCAGCTAAAGCGGATTCCAATGATGATATTTCATTGTCTCTTTCAGCTCCAGAGTAAGCCTCATTAATATCGTTTATTACACCTGGTTTGCTTTCTTTTTGAGGAGTTACGCTTAAACTATCTAACTCTGGATCATACGCCATGTAATCTCCTTTTAACCTTTACTCGTATCTTTTAAAATTTTACCTGTTCTTATATCGTATATAATAATACCTGGTTTTCCATCATCTCCAATAACTCTTTCATACATAAAATTTTGTTGATCTGGTTTATAATAAAGAGTTCCGGCTACCATATCGTCTTTGTTAAATGTGACATTAGTTTTTTTTGTTGTATGAGGAAATATTGCAACATTTTTTCCTTTAAAATTTTTAATGTTCTCTAAATTTGGTCTATAATAAGTATTAAAATCAGATAAGTTTTCTTGATATTTTGGTATTGCTTGAATTGGTGCATTTCCATAACCTCCAGATTTTATATATTCTTGCGATAATCTAGCATATTTATCAAGGTAATTACGTTTTACTCTACTTAATGGTTCTTCTTTTAAATATTTACTTTCTCCTAAACGTTTAGCTTTAGCTAAATCCTCTCCTTGTTGACCTTTAATACCTAACATCCCAGCTTGTAATCCAATTGATTTTTCTTGCTGAGCTTTTCTTTGTAAATCTTTAAAATAATTTTCCATAGGTTCGTTTGTTGAACCAACAATTTCTTGTAATTTAGTTCCTCCAGCTGATTCTCCGCCAATTAAATTTTGACCTGTTCGAAGTAAAAATTGTGTAAGAGCATCTGGACCTGTGCTAGCTCCTTGAGTAGCAGCTCTTAAAATATTTTTATAATTTTGTGCTTTCGCTAATGCACCATTTTGATAATTTTGTCTAGGCTTGATACCCGTCATGATACCTTCCATAACTTCTCCGCCTTTTCTAAACATTGGTCTTTTTAATATTCTACTCATTATTTACTTCCCTGTATTAATCTATAAATACCTGCCAACGTTGATGCAGTTCCAAGTCCTGTAGCTAATGAAGAAGGAGCCGGTGCTGCAGCTGTAATAACTTCTCTACCAGGATAACCTGAAATTAAACTTGTAACTCCAGCACCATATTGTTGCGCTGCTTCTAATGGTTGTAATGCTTGTCTAGATGCTAGTTCTCGTTGAGCAGATAATGTTTGTTGCGCTCTGTCTTGTTGTTGAGCACCCAAACCTGTTAGACTTGAAATCTGTTGACCTAATAATGCAGGTGTTTGTTGTGCTAAAGTTAAATTTGTTGAAAAATCTTGTTGAGCTAAATTTTGTGCTTGAGAAAAACCTTGACCTAATAATTGAGCTTGTAATGCTGCTCTGTTTCTATCTGATGCTGCTTGATACTCTGCTCTTTGTACACCTTCTCGTCCTCCACCAAATGCTCCAGCTTGTATAGCTTGATTTGCTAATCCTGGTAAACCTTTTTGTGCTTGCACATCAAATTCTGCTAATGTTGTATCAATAATATCTTGTTGATACGGAGACATGTAGGCTTGATAAGCTGTAGGTCCTCTTAGTCCTTGAGCTGATTGTAAGTAAGGTTCATAACCAGCAAGTCCAGGTGCTAACGCTTCTGCTTGTGTAGTTAATGCACTAGGTCCAGCAATAAACTGTGGACCCATAATTGTAGATAAATCTGTTTCTTTAAAAGCACCAATACCTTTTGTGAGGTCATCTAAATAAGTTTGACCTGCTGCTTCAATAAAGGGTGCTGGACGTTGTACGTAATCTTGTGTTGCCATTATACTCTTCCGCCTTCTTCTAACATTTTCATTTGATCGTACATTCTTTGAGCGCCTAGTTCTACATCACCGTCGCCCATGCCTCTTACAGCATCTGCTGTAAATACGAATTCATTATTAGATAACATCGCTGGGATATCATCTTCTTTTTCTTTTATACCAACTGGTGGTATAAATCCACCATTATCTCTTAAATCTAGTTCTTTTACACCTTTAGGGTTTTGTCTAATAGGTAGACCCTCGATGCCCGCTGCTTGCATGGCATTCTGGCTTGCAGTATCGCCTAACGCGTAATTCATTCTATTCATAATACCGCCACCTGCTTTGTTTTTTCTTTCCATAGCATCTCTTATTTGATTGATTACACCATCTGAAGCACCAGTAAATTCTTTTATAAGATCATTGTCAGCGCCTCTTTTAATTAACATTTCTATTTTATCTATTGATATTTCATTAGATGCCATTTCTTTGTTTGGTAATACCGGTCCTATTGGTTTTGGTTTAAAAGGATTTACAGGTGTTGTAGGATCAGAAGGTAATTCATTACCACCTAAAGCATAACCCATTCTACCACCCATAGCAGCATTGTCTCTGACAAATGTTTCTATTTCATCAGATCCTGCATTAGGGTTTAAATTTGTGTAATACATTCTTAAATATTTTGCTTTTTCAGATGGGTCAGATAAAAGTTCTTCTTGTTCTTCTTCTGGTATTCCGTATTGACTAGTTAAAAAACCAGTTAGTCCAGCTAAAAGAGCACCTTTGCCTAAAGCACCTTGAATACCTTTTTTAGAAAGCAAATTGCTTGCTCCACCAAAAAGAGAACTACCTGCTCCTGATAAAAAACCTGAACCACTTAATCCAGCTAATTTTCCACCAAACATAGAACTACCTGATGCAAAAGGACCTAAGCCTCCCGCATACATGCCCGCTCCTGCTAATAACGCAGCTTTACCTATATCAGAGCTTGCAACATCTTTAACAGCGCCTGTAACTTTTTTAACAGCTTTCTTTACAAAGCTACCTAAACCATATTGCTGTCTAGGCATGGCGTCCATAATACCGCCACCCATGTATAATTGTCTGTTCATCTGTCCTCTAGATATTGTCATAATTTAGCTAATTGTTAAAGCAGGCTTTTGATACCTGGAATTCTAACTTTACTTGGTTTTTCCAAATAAATCAAGGCTTGGCATAATAACTTTAACATCTCTTCTAATGTCTTGTTCTGGAACGTTTTTAGCCTTCCATTCTTCATCATTCTTATATACTTCGCCTGTCTTTAAGTTAGAAATAGTCTCTATTATCTTCTCTGGTTTTAATGTTTGCATAATTTATTATGTTCTATCAAATTCTAGTATGGATACTGTACCTTCTATTTTGTCAGCATCACCAGCCTGTACTCTTAATACATCATTTTCTTCTAATATAACTGTACCATCAGACATGGATTGTGATGAAGATGCAGCAATTGTATGTTTTGCAAAAGTAAATTGTTTAGTAGCAGAGTTATCATAAATATGTGCGTGAACTATAACATTACCGGTATCAACATTTGCCATATGTATGTTTTGTATAATAGCTCTAGAGTTTGATGGACAAGTATAAACGTCTGTTGCATTAGTAGTTGTTAAATCAAATTGTGCATTCTTATATCTATTAGCCACCTATTCCTCCAGAATTAAACCAAGTAAATCTTTGTGTTTCTTCTCTTAAATCTTGTTGAAATGTAGAGTTTAATTTTTCTACTAATCCGTCAAGATCTCTAATTAAAGCATCAGCCACTGGTTGACTGTATTCTTTACTAGGTCTTGTAAATACTAAAGTTATTTTTGCCATTATCTTCTTCCGTCTGGTTGTATATCTAACCTAAAACTTCCTAATTTCCAATCTTGAGAAGCTCCTGTATTTGCAACTTTTAAAGCTACAGATCTACCTCTCGCTCTTGTATCTATTTTAGTCGTAGATGAGGTAATTGTAAAGGGTCCAAGTGGTGAACTTGCTTGTGAGCTATTTGAATAATTTCTTAATTGTAATGTAACTTGTGTATTACCTGTTTGTGCTAAGAAATCTGGTATAAATCTTCTTACCTTCATAATAAATTCACCATCACCTCTTAAATCTGCACCGCCTCCCTGGCCTCTTGTAATATCAAAATCACCTGATTCTATGTTAGCTGCTACTGTCGTTGTTGCAGATGCTTTAACTTGATCTGTTCCTGTTTCGTGTTGATAGTATGTTGTTGCTCCTTCTGTGTTTCCAACAACATCATATGATGTTCCTGTTGTATCAAAAGAAGTTGCATGAGGTAAACCAAATACAGATGAATCAACCCAAGTTGTTCTTGCTAAAGATCCTGTCGTCCATATTGGTCTTTGTGGAGTTGACTCCATATAATTATAAGTCACTGATCTATTGACTGTTGAAGAACTTTCAGTTGCATAGAACCACGTAATTTCTCCAAACAAATTATTTAAACCTACATTTATAAGTTGTGACGCTGTTGTATTAAGATCATCAAAAACAAAATCTTCTACTAAACAAGTCATGGTTTCTAGATTACCAGAGTATTTAAAGAATCCATTTTCTGATAACCAATACGCAGCACCATCTACTTCTAATGCAGCGTTCTGTCCTATCAATCCACAGTTTGTACCTACTTGTGCAAAACCAAATGTAAAAGGTGGACCAATGAAACGCATTGTAAATAAAGATGTATCTGTCCAAACATAGATTGCATCTCTACCTCTAACAGCTCCTACAATTCTAGATCCATCCGCAAGTCTCTGTGTACCTGCTGTGTTAACAGCTGTTGGTGTATAAGTATTAATATCTTCTTGGTTTGAAAATCTAATAAACATATCATCTTGTGTTGATTGATCACCAATTGTTGTTTCTGTACCAAAGAATACTAAGTGTCTATCAGGTGTTGACACTAACATATCACGTGACGCTGTTGGTGCACCAGATATAATAGTTGCTCTATTTGATACAGCGTTTGCTGCATTTGAATCCCATTCAAAAACTTGTGCATTATGTATAAGTGCAATAACTTTATCGCCAAAGTTATCAATAGACCACATACCTGGATCGATTACTAAATCTCCAGATGCTGCTTCACCCCATGCTACATAATCTGATGAATTGGTTACAGTTGCTCCATTCGAGTGAGTCGCTGCTGTTGTATTTCTTACACCTCTTGTAACTCCTGTTAATGTATTACCTGTAATACCTGTGTATGATATTTCTTCAGAACCAATTTGAATAAAGTTTGTTCCTGATGATGGAAATAAAGATGCATCAGATAAAATAACTGTTGTTGTTACAGCATTAATACCTCCATTTAAACTTGTTACAGCTTCTCCTGATACTGTGCCACCCCATTGTCCAAGACCATAACCAAAACCTGGTAATTGTTCTGCAGGACCAACATTATAATAAGCTTGAACTCTAATACCACCTGATGAGGATGCACCGGATCCTGTTTCATTTGATGGCATTGTAATTGTAATGGTAGATGAATTTACTACCGTTGTGACCATAAATTTTTTATCATCAAAGTCTGTAGCTGTGTAATTTGAATTTGTAATTGTTGTAAAGTTATCTAAAAGAATAATGTCTCCCGCTACAAGACCATGGTCACCAGAAAAAGCAATACTAACAACGGCTGAGCCATTTGTTGTTGTAAAACAATTTGATAAAGTTGTTGTTTCTCGAATCGGGTGTATGTCATAAAACACACCACCTGTATAAGCGTATAAAATTCTGTTTGTACCAATGATAGAAAATTTGTTTCCTGATCTATTAACAATATGATGCATGGCTCTCGCTGCACCTGTCATATCATTCTCACCTAGTTGTAACCAACCGCCAATCTTCTCAGGTGTATTGTACCTAAATCGAACATTGTCACCATCAACCCATTGTCCTTCAGCTTGTGTAGGTGTCAGTTGTT